TACTGTAATATTTTTAATAAATGTGCGGGTATATTGATAAAGTTGACTTCAATCCCTAAATCATGTTATAATTAATACACTACCGAAAGGTAGTTTTTGTTTCTAAGGAGGTAACACGAATGAGAAACATTGAAAAAAAGGTTTGGTTGGGGTTATTATCTATTGTTGGTTTGGTTGCTCCTTTTAGCAATTCTGCCAATGCTTTAGAAAATAATTTATTGACTAAACAAGCCGTAGAAATTGTTCCAGCCCCTCAAGGGGCTTTTCTGGTTTCTAAGGAAAAAATACTAGAAAAATATGAAAATGCTCATAAACTAAGTGATGGTCAGTTGGTTGAATTATTAAAAACCGTAGGCTTTAAGGGTAATTCATTAAGATCAGCATGTGCAATTGCTAAGGCTGAATCTAATGGACGACCTTTTGCCTTTAATGGTAATTCAGAAACTGGCGACAGTTCTTATGGGGTATTTCAAATAAATATGTTAGGAAAACTGGGACCTGATCGAAGAGAAAAGTTTGATCTAGATTCAAATGTTGAATTGTTTAACCCAGTAGTTAATGCACAAATAACGCACTATATGACCAAGGGCGGGAAAGACTGGTCAGCATGGAGTTCTGTAAACGGAACACGGTACCAAGAATGGTACAACAAGTATCCTTGTAAAGTCTAATAATTAAAATACCCTCCTTGCTTTTGTCTTGGAGGGTTTTTATTTAATAATAATCAATTAAGTTTTATTTCAAAATTTTACCATTTCCCTATTGGACATTTTGCCGCTTCTAGTTGTGCTTTAACCACCATAAAACATCCACATTTTTTGCATTGTTTTGTGGTTTTTATTAACTCTGGACAACTTAAACAAATATCTAATCTTGATTTTGCCAATTCTTTGTTTGCTGGCTTTGTCATTGGATTAAGAAGATCTAATGGAGTTACTCCATTTTTTTCTTTATATTGTTGCCATTTTGATTTTGACACACTTACCCCCTACTATTTTTATAAACTGTTTAGATATTCTTCTGGAATATATGGATTTTTTAAATGCCATGCAGGATATCCAGAAATATCTCTATTTGTAATAATAAACTTTTCTCCATCAAATTTAGCATTTGGAGACACAACATACTGACCGTATGGATATTTTAATAAACTTTTAATTTGTGGATTACTTAATAATATGCTACCAAAATATTCAGAGGTTTGAAAATCTATTTCAGTATTATCTCCTTTGATAAATCTAATGGTAATACCATCATGATCTTCATAATTTTCAGACACATCTACTATTTCATCATACTCAGTAAACATAGATACGTATTCTGGTAGCACCGCAAGATCATAAAGGCAGTCTTCATCAATTATCCAAACAAGAGCATCTCCTCCTGGTCCGCTCACTTTTTCATCGTTTAGCATTTATTTCTCCTTATATTTATTAGCATCCTTGTCCTCTGTGACTTTGTGGACTATTAAAGCATAAACCTCCAGTTGCACATCCGCTATTATCACAACCAGCACCATTACATATTGCTAAAGATATATCAGTTGATGTACAAGTAAATCCTGATGGTGGTGGTGTGAAGGTCGGTGGGAAGAACGGTGGGAAGAATGGTGGGAAGAATGGTGGGAAGAATGGTCCCGTAAAGCCTGGGAAGAATGGTGGGAAGAATGGTGGGAAAAATGGCGGGGCTGCAGAAACTGGAGTAACACTATTACTTGATGATGAAAAGTCTGAGTCTAAAACTGTATTATTTAATTTAACTGCAAAAGTATATGTTGTTCCATTTGATAATCCAGTAACTATAATTGGTGATCCAGAACCTGTATTAGAAATTGAACTAGGTGATGAAACTACGGTATAGGTTAAAGAAGAACTAGGCTTACCTAAATAACTTGGTGTTGTAAAAGTTACAGTTGCTTGACCATCACCAGCAGTTGCGGTTCCAATTGTTGGTGTTCCTGGTTTACGACCAGCAGATGATGATACGGGTCCTAGTCTTGACATTATGCAACTAAGTCTCCAAGAACAACCCAAGAGTCGGTAGCACGTTTAATACATACGGCAGATGACCATTGTGCTCTTAATTTTAACCCTGGAGATCCATTTACAGTTGTAGTTCCTGGAGTAGTTGCTGCAATTGTTACCTGTCCTGTACCTGTTTGTAAAATTGTAATTTGTGCACCTGTTGCAAATGCTTGATTGGCGTTTGTTGGAATTGATAAAGTAACTGCAGAAGCACTTGACACTTCAACCATTTTTCCATTATCGGCAAGAACAAGTTCATAAGCAGTTGTTTGAGGATTAATTGCAAGATTTATAACTGGAGCAGTTAATGTTTTATTGGTTAATGTTGCGCTATTGATAAGTGTAACTTCTGGTGTTGTCCAGGCTAAACCTGATGCCGCTGCAGAGTTAGCAGTTAAAACTGTTCCATTACTTCCAACAGATAAAACAGATAACGTGTCATTTGCTGAAGCAGAAAGTAAATCACCTTTAGCATTAAAATCTGTTAATTTTAATGTTCCACCAACATCAATAGCAGTTATTTGACTTTGTAGATTATTAATTGTATAAGCAATAGATGGATTTACAAGGTTTGCCGTATTAGAGTTTGACGCAGTATAAGCATAGTCACCATAGTGATATAAACGTAGTGCTGCTTGTATATCAGCGGCATCTGCATACCCTGGAATTTTGGTCGGTACTAAATTACCTATTGATTCTGCTGCCATAGATCACCTCATTAGAATTATATCACATAAGATATATTCTAAGACTCCTCGTCCACTATAGTTATAAATAAATGTGTTGTAACTTGACCCTCTAAAACAGCCCAATCCCCATATGGACCAGAATCTACATCGGTTCTGTGTTCTACTGCTTTAAAGTTTATAACAAGATCTTCTCCATCTCCAACAAGCGCTGGAATACTCATTGAGGCAGCAACTGGATTATCATTTACAATACTATATTGAACACTAAAGTTTTCAGCAGTTAATGGGGTGGCCGTAGATATAACAATATCCGAAACAGGAATTGTGATAGAAGCCTCACCATTAACATAAGTTGTTAAAAATTTTTTAGAGTAAATTGTAGGATTTAATTCTAGTATTTCTATCCAGGTATTTGATCCAGGTTGAGAGACATATTGGTATAAGTATCCATAATCTGCACCTGGAGATGTATTAATATATAAATCATTTAAAAGTGGGGTTTGACCAATCTCTATTATATTTGGATTTCCTACACCTACAAAAACTTGGCTTCCACGAGTTCCCTCTGGTCCAATATCTATCAAAAGTTCTACAGTTTCTGGTGGGCCTAATACGGTAATGTCATCATTATTTAATAAAACATCAGGCATTAGACCGCACCTGTAATATCATTTATTATTGTAATTGTCCCAGTAAGCAATGTATAAACTTCTATACCATTTTCTATTTCAACATCATAGGGATATGTTCCAGGCTGTAAAGTTCTACCAACTGCTGGTGTTATTGTACATGTGACAATGTCTGTTGATTCATTTACTACTGCCGTACAAGCAGTTTGAATTCCAGTAGAGCCACGCTCTGTTGCAATGGTAAATGCAGCATCAAAATCTGTTAAATCAAACGCTGATCCGTTTGCTGTTTTAGGACGAATTACAAATTGAGATGTATCGCCACGGTAGTACGTAAAATTATATGTTCCTGGAAATGCCATTATTCCTCCTACCTCATTATACCATTAACAAACAGCAATATAGATACCATTAAGAACTATATTACTTTCATTATCTGCCCTGAATTGAATTGCACCACCCAGTGTTCTAATTCTTTGAGCATCTACATAGATGGTTTGGTTATAAGACATATCATAAGAATATTGGTATTTAAGAGTTGAAACATAACCTATTGGAGAGTTGTCGTAATCTGGAACAAATAGTCTAGCCCAAACCTCAGTATTATTCATATAGGTAGTTAGAGTAAAATTATATCTTACATCTACCTTTGCTCCAAGTTTTAAGGTTTTAAAGTTAAAGTTTTTTGATTCATTATTCCATAAAGTATTTGCACCCTTTGGCATATATGTTTCATTAGATGTTTTTTCGTCTTTTATAAAATTTATAGATACCCACCCATCATCTCCTCTTTCTGGACCAAGTCTAACTTCACTTAAATCTTTATTACTATAATATGCCCATCCTGGATATTGACCAGATACGCTGTCATATCCTTCGGCACCTTTTCCTGGTTCCCCTCGCTGCCCCTGTGGACCTTCAGGACCTCTATCGCCTTTATCACCTTTTGGACCTACTGGACCTTGATCACCCTTTTCACCTTTTTGACCAGTCTCACCTTTTTCTCCTTGGATTCCAGGAACAGCAATATACTGGGTACTAGATTCTTGAGTTTTTTGTATTGCTTCAGAGTATTTTTTCTTTTTTGAAACATTTGGAAAGTCCATGCTTTTAGCCACGGTAGATTATTTCTTTACTTTAAATACTTTTTTCCCAATTTTAATAATTGGTGGAAGATTGTCTTTTTTTGCTGATATTTTTATTATTGGCATTATAAACCTGGAGTTATATCGCCTAATACACAAATGGTTCCAATTACTGGGGTCCATACGGTATCTACATCTTGACCACTACCGCCTTCAATTACAACCTGTAGGTCAAATTGTAATTCTGCTACAACTGAGCGGTATTTGTTACCACCCCAATTTTCTGTAATAGATGCTGGAGCAAAAATCTCAACATATCCATCTCCAGAAATAGTGGTAAGTTCATCTAAAAAATCACCATTAGAGTCATATGATGTAGCGCTGTAGGTCCAGTCTGAGGTATCATAAGTTGTGGATTCATCGTCTTCAAAAAATTCTACCTTAAGTGTTGCACTATCTCCACGGACGACTGTCCACTGAATGTTGGCTGGTGTTGCGCCATATTTTTCAATTGTAGATACGCACATAATATTTGATTATACCATAAAATATGCTAACCCCTAGGCGCTGTGGGGGGGTGGGGGCAGCCTAGGGGCAGCAATCAAATTATAACATTATATATTAATACACATTATAT